CCAACCCATTTTCTTCCAATGTTTTAATCTATCGTATTGTGATAATGGTATCTCTTTTGTTTTACCATATAGACTTGTAGTTGTAACACCAACCAATTTGTCTTTATACTGGTGTTCCCATGTGTCTTCAACAGTTCTACTCAAACATAGTAAGGCTAGCAGTTTCCCACCAACCAGGTTGTATCCAAGAGGCTGTATTGGTACTATTGTACTTCCAATGCAAGTATGATTAATCATTCTTTGCGTCTTAGCTTCTCTATCCCAACCAATATATTCATCTCTAGGAGTAAGGTCTAAAAAGTCACTACTCATACAAATAACACCAAGGTATTTCTGTGTTACCTTATCTCTTACTAAAAAGTTTAGATTTCTACCAATATTGCTATTGTTTTTCATGGTAGACAAAAATGTTCTTAATGCGTTCCAGATTTCAGAACCTTTAGCATTTGTATGAGATTGTACCTCAGCACCGTCTGTCCATACTAATTCGGGTTGTAATTGTAAATATTCTTCAGGATCTTCAGGTAACCAAAAATTGTTTTTTACTTCTTGTATTACTGTTGCCTGTTCAGGTCTTAACATGGCAGGCTTGTCATCAAAAAAACTATTTGTTTCTACTGTTGGATATCTGTCTTTTACTTCTAACCATTTTTGATATAAAGTATATTCTTTTACATCCATAGCAGATACATAAGATAAGTCTTTAATTAGAGCTTCTTTTAACTCATCTGTACTTACATCTGGTATTTTGTCTAAAGGATTATGGTCTTGCCAGCTTTCCCATTGCTGGTCGATAGTCATTCCTTTTTTCCACGCATATGTCATAATATAGGATCCTAATTGATTTTTTTAAAAAAGTCAAGCCTGTTTTGATTTTTCAATCTTTTTAAGCATTTTATCTCGTTTTTCCATAGCTCTTTTTATTTTAAACTTACTTACTCTTTCTGTAAAGTTTCTGCCTAACATATGGTCATATTCATGTTGACAGATTCGGGACATCATACCATCAAGTTGTGCCTCTTGTAAGTTATTATCTACATCTGTATATTTCATTACGACTTTTCTAGGTCTTTTTATATCTAAGAATATAAAAGGATATGTTAAACAACCTTCTTTCATCATTACTTCTTCCTCACCTGAAGAAACAACCATAGGATTAAACATAGTAATCTTCATGCCATTTTCAATTGATGGATGTCCACCTGCAACAAACATATTAAAAGGTAGACCCACTTGATTAGCAGATAGACCAATACCACCAAATTGTTCCATACACTTAAACATTGCTTCTGACAATTCTTTTCTACTTTCAAAGCCTTCATCTTTTAACATTTCGTCAACAAATGGTGCTATTGCATTATTGACTCTAGGGTCGGTAGGTGGTATTAATTTTAGTTCTTTCATGTTTGTTGTAACCTCGTAAAGTTTTTATATTTTTCATACTTAATAATATTGGTAAACTTGTCAAATAATATATCGCCTTTATGAGATATAATAAAGATGTTTTCGTTTTCAAACTGTTTGATAATTTTAAAGAAATCGTCCATACCTTGGCCATCTAAACTACTATCAAATATTTCATCTAACATTAATAAGTTGGTGTTTGTACTATTTTTCATCTTAGCGATTTGTCGCCAAGTAAAAAGTAAGGCCAAGTCAATTCTCATTTTCTCACCCTCACTAAAACTGTTATAATTAAAAGTATCTCTAAATCTACTTTTTATTGTTTCGTTAAATTCTTCATCTAAATTAAAGTTAACATAAAAGTCCATAGATTGTAGATGTTGATTAATTAACTGATTCATAATAGGTAAATACTTTTTAATAATCTGTGCTTTTGCACCTTTATCGTTTAGTATTTCTCTTAATACATCTACATATTTCTTTTGTTCAGTTACCTTATCTAATTCTTGTTCAGCGACCTTTAAATCCTCTGACATTGTAACTAGTTCTTGTTTAATAGTTTCAATATCATTACTTTGTGCCATTGATATATCTAAGTGTATCTGGTCACTATTCTTTTTTATCTGTTCTAGTGATGTGTGTATCTTGGCTATCTCTACATTCATGTCTTGTATCTTTGTTGAGATTTTGCCCATTTCTACCACTCTTTCTTCCTGTTTCGTAAGTTCTTCTACGAGCTGTGATAGACCGTTCTCTAGTTTTGAAATTGTTGTATGCTCGTGATTGCATTTGTTCTCCTTAAATTGACTATCAATAGGTTGTGTGCAAGTAGGACAATTATCATTCTCTCTAAAAAACTGTAATGTCTTTCTATGAGAATTTAAATTAGTTTCTATTTTAGTTTCTAATTTTTGTAGTTGACTATACTTCATATCAACTTTTAACTTGTCTTTTACCTTTTCTTTTTGAACAGCAATCGACTCATTCAATTCCTGTATTTTTGATTGATAATTAACTGAATCTTGTGTGTTTTTATCTAGTAATTTTTGCTTATGCGCCTGGATGTCTGTTCCTTGGTCTTCCAAAGACTTTAGATGTTTTGCTTCAGTTTCATACTTAGTCTTTATTAACTCCGCTTGGTGACGCACCTCCGTAAGACTTTTTTGTAAATCGCTTTGTTGGGAACGCAAAATTAAGTCCATAAGGCCAAAAACTCTTATGTCCAAGATTTCTTCAACAACTTCTCGTCTATATCTTGGTTTCATCTTCATAAACGGCTCGTATGATGAAGAACCTAATATTACAACTTGAATAAACGACCTATAATTTAGTTTCATAATATTTTGTTCTAAATATTTTTGATAATCTATATTACTTGCGTCTTGGTTTATAAGTTTATCATTTTGATATATCTCAAATAGATTTGGTTTAATACCTCGTCTAATCATATATTGATTTGTGCCAACTTCAAACTCTACTTCTACTAACGAATCACCATTATTAATTGTATTGACCATCTGGTCTTTCTTAATAATTCTAAATGGCTTGTTAAACAAAGCATAACACAATGCGTCTAATAGTGTTGACTTACCACTACCATTACTGCCTACAATTAATGTTGTATGAGATTTATCTAACTCTACTTCGATTGGTATATTACCAGTAGATAAAAAATTCTTATATCGTATTTTCTTAAACTTTATCATTCACTTGCTTCACCATATAATTCTCTTGCAAAATCTTTTAATTTCTTTTTATCAAGTTCGCCGGTTTCGGCTTGGTCAATATAATTGCCTAAAAATGTTAATGTATCTTCACCTTGTTCTAATATATCATTTCTCACAGTAGAGGCCACATCAATAGGGTCTTCCACTATCTGCAATTCGTGTACATTTATTGTTGTATAAAATCTTTCTACCAATCTATTAAATTGGTCTTCATCTGTTTTGTTTGTAACAAATATTTTTACATGAGTATTTTTATATGGTTCTAAATCTAAATTAGTATAGTCATTTTCTTTATCATTATAAAATAACTTTTTATACATTCTATAAGGATTAGATACTCTCTCTAACTCTCTTGTATCTGTATTAAATATATGAAAACCTTTAGGGCATTTATAATCTGACCATGTAATTTCGTATTGTGTGCCTAGATAATAGATACGGCCATCATCTGATTTTTTATGAAAGTGACCAGATAATACTTTTTCAAATTTATTAAATTGTGATTTTTCTAATCCGTGGTCGTTGAAGACGCCTTTGTGCATTTCAAAGCCTTTAACTTCAAGGTGACCCATTGCAATGGTTGTAGTAGAATTGTCAATAGCATATAAACTATCATCATAATTATCATCACAAATCCAAGGCAAGAAAAGTATATCAAGACCGTCAAAGTTAACAGTAGTTGCTCTAGTATATATTTTAGCGTCTTTGTTAATATTGAGGTTTTGTAAGGCATTTACTTCGTTAGTATTTTTGTAATAAGTGTCATGGTTGCCAATAATGATATGTGTATCAATATTTAGGTCTTCAAGTCTGTTCCAAAAAACTTGTTTAAAGTTATGAGCTGTATTGTGGTTTATGAATTTTCGTCTGTCAACAACATCGCCTAAATGTACCAAAGTTTTAATATTATTTTCTTCTAAGTATGGAAAAAATACTTCGTTATAAAACTTATTTTGATACTCTATAAAAGCTGGTGAATCATTACGACAACCAAAATGTGTATCATTTAATAATGCAATCTTCATAATGAATTGTAATACTCGTTTGTTTTTGTAAATAAAGGTAGAGCTTTTTTAAGTTCTCTCCGTAATAAATCTACATGATTTTTTGTTCTATCATATAAATTATAATCTATTAGTTCTTGTTTGGCAACCTTACTATCTAATAGTTTCATTCCAATTGCTATTTGATAATACAATACATTACCTATATTGTAAAAATTATTATTTTTATCAGAAATATAATCAATAAGTCTAGGCATTCGGTGTTTCCAAATAGTCAATAATTCTTTCAATCTGTCACTATGTTTACTATTAGATGACGATTCAATCCAAAATTTAGTATCTTTTCTAGGAGTAATATAATGAAACACAATAAAATCTCTAATATAGTCCCACATTTCCGTCATTTCATTATTATAATTTCTACTTAAAATATCAAGTTCAAAAGGCATATCTTCTTTATAGTAATTTTCAATAAAGTGTGTTGTTTGTATCATTGTTGCATGAATAGAAGTTGCCTCTAAAGGTTCAATGAAAGCGCTTGATAGGCCTGTTGATAATACATTTTTAATCCAAAACTTTTCAAATCTACCTGTATCAAATTTTATTTCTCTTTGTACATTGATTTTTCTGTTTTTCATTACTTTAGATATTTCATCATGTGCTTTATCAAAGTCAGTATGTTGACTACTAAAAACATAGCCACAACCCATTCTTTTTTGTGTAGGTATTTCCCAACACCAACCATGTTTTTGAGCCCAAGCATGAGTATAACATTTTATTTCTTCATCTTCATCATATTGATAATTAAAATTTAAAGCACTATCCACAAGTAAATTGTCTTTATATGAAACCCATTTATTATCTAGCTTGCCTATTAATACTCTTGCAAAACCAGAACAATCAACAAACATATCACCTTTGATTTTTTTGCCGGTTTTTGTTTTTATACTTGTTACAAATCCATTATTATCTTGTTCAAAATCCACTACTTGGTCATCAATATATTTACATCTAAGTTGTTCTAAAGCTTTTCTTTTTAAATATTGACCTACCTTATAAGTGTCTAAATGATATGCTACAGGATTGCCTGTTTGCTTTTCATCTAATTCAAATATGGATTGTCCATTTACATAATGTAACTTATTGTTTTTCATCAACGCACTTTGCGTCCAATTATCATAAGATAAATTTTCAGCTACATGGTATATTCTAATATTATCATAGTCATGTACCGGATAAGAAAAATCATTTGAGTAATTATCACCAATAGGAGAGTAAAAAGATTCACCAACTGTGTGCCAATCAGAGTGTTTAATACCTAACTTATAGGTTGATTCTGTTTCTTTTAAAAATTCTTTTTCATCACCTAAAGTATCACATCTTTTAATCATATCATTAAAACGACCAGTTGTGCTTTCACCAACACCAATGATTGGTATTTCTTTTGAAGCAACTACCGTAACTTTAACTCGTTCAGATGTTTTTGATAAAAATTGATGAGCAGTAGACCAACCAGCCGTACCGCCACCAACTATAACAATATTTTTTATTTTCATTCTATAAAATATTCTAAAGTTGATTTTGCCTTTTTAGTTTTTTTGGTTTTCTTTTTTTCTGGTTCGTCTATAATTGTATTCTTTTGTAAGAATTCTGTAAATTGATTTTTAAACTCTCTATCTTCACCTGGTTGCAAAGTTAAATCATCATAATTAGCTTCCATTATTAGTTTCTGTTTTATGGTTGTTTGTTTTTTCTCTTTCTGTATTCTTCTAACAAAGGCGTAATAAATGATTTGTGTAAAATAAGCAAAAGGGTTATTTGATTTTTCTGGATTAAAGTTATCCAAATACTGTAAACAATTCTCTATACCATCACTAATCATATCGTCCCTAAATGTGTAATTAATAAAATTAGGTCTATACGATAAGTGATTCGCAATCTTTAAGAAACAACTACCAATATAATCAGTAACAGGAGGTCTTTGTTTTTTCTTCTTTTCTGCCTCTTTTATGGCCTTTTTGTATTCGACCATGGCAGCCAAAAACTCCTTGTTATTGACATAATGTTCTTTTTGTGTTTTTGTTTTTTTATTCATACTCATATAATACACTATCCTCTTGTAAATGTCAATGTTTGGTTGTAATTAAAATATTTTCATCCACGCTTGACTCTTGCCAAAAAATGGATATAATGGACGGTGTCCGCCGTTGAGGGAAGCTCCTATACCTAATATTATTATTAATGAATTGTTGGGTCTTCGTCTTTAAACTCATCAAAGATTTCATTAATTTGTTCATTTTGTTCATCACTCAATCGTTCTCTTTTAAATTGAAGGTCTGGTTTTTTTTCAGGCACCTTATCAATTGTATCATAATTTTTAACAACTTGGCCGTATGATTTGGCCATTTCGTTAGTTGCATTTGTTATAGTCATAATCTTTGTTTTAGGAATAGTTATTACCTGGTCACTAGTATATGCTGCCCATTTTACCATGGCAACATAATCTCTAAAACCGCCAGGTGTTAGTTGAGGTATATATTTTATTTGTAAAGGTTTTGTGATTCTTAACAAAGCGTGTGACTCTGGTAATTGTTCATTCGGAAACGAACAAACAATATCATCGCCGTTTTCTAGTTTAATTATCTTTATGTTTTCCATTTGTTAAGTCCACATTATGGATTTCATAATCAAATTCTTCTTCATTGTAAATATTTATCCTTTCTCTGAAATGGGCTAATGTGTAATTCTCTTTCTCTTTGTATGTTAAATCGTCTGCAATATCATATAAAGTAGCTTTTGATTTATTATCTTTTAATCTTAAACCTCGACCAATACTTTGTAAATTTCTTATGCGAGATTTAGAAGGACTAGCAAAAATAATGTTATGCAAATTCCTAATGTTAATGCCTGTACTGAAAGTCCCATACGAAGCCACGATAACTGCGTTATCAGATTTTTCGGTGACTTCTCTAATTTTTTCTCTGTCGTCTGCTTCAACTCCTCCGTAAACATAAAATACCTTCTTTTCTTCGGCCTTCTTAGTTATATCTGCATATAGTCCTGCACCATGTTTTTCTACATATTGAAACAAACACAATGTATTACCTTGTAACTTAGAAGCCAAGTTAACTATAAATTTATTTCTTTTTTCATGTGCAACCAAAAAGTCCATTTCTTCTTGGT